GTCAGTGCCAAATGGGCCACCATTGCAGTGGATTTGCCAGTGCCAGTGGGGGCAGAGACAGCCAATATTTCAGCTGCTTCTTGACGCATGACTGCGTTGGAAACAATTGAATAATTGGAAGGGACAGCCATCCAAATGAAAGACATCACCCTATTCCATGCGATGTCAGCCATGTATCCCACATCAGGCAATTTTCCTTTCATCACCCAGGGGAACCAGTCTGGAATTACCACAAGGGACAAAAGTGCCAAAACCACCACACGGTCGACTTGCACCGTTAAGCGAGGAATTTCTTGCACAATCTTACCATTGGCCACAAATTGGAGATTGGCCAATTTGTTGATCACAAATTGTAAGAGTGACGGTAGCCGTGCTTCAGGAACTAAGGCCACCCATGTCATAAACAACCAATGCCGTAAAAGGAGGGATGATGAATTGACTTGTGTTTCTATTCCAAACATCAATGATGGTTCCAGGAAACCGTATGGTGTCTTGGACATCATGGCAGTCAATTGACCCACCGAAAAGGTGGAATTTGCCCTCACAAACAATAACAAAGCCCAGTTAAGTACAGGACCTGCATACATTTGCACAGTTTTAGCAAATCCCAGATTGAAAATGGCGGGATTCAACAAGTCAGGAACAACTGAAACCAACATCAAAATGTGGTCAAAAATTGTGACAGTGCCGTAAGTGATGAGCCGTCCATCAGCAACATGTAACTCATCAGGGTCAGGGTCAACTGGCGGAGCAGCAGTCTCCGAATACCAAGACCTCACCACATGTTCATATGAGGGTATCTTTAAATTGTTGTGCCTGAGGATGTTCATCAAGTTGGAAGAAGACTTGATGGATGCAACAATGGCATTGTAAACATCCTCATGATGTGCACACAATTGAAGGTAACTCAACTTGCGTGTAAGAACATAGGTAGGGTTAGCACTCTTCAAAGGTGCCACCAATTTTCCAATCAATGACTCTTTATCATGCCAAATCACAAATGTGGGTAGTTTCACACCCACTGACTGCAACAAAGCCTGGTCTGTGGGCGTTGGGCTGCGGCAAAATTTCTTTAAGAAAGACAGGTTCTGCAACCTGTCAGGCTTCAAGTTGTTTGTCACGCCCCAAGTTTTCATCACACGTGCCACATTCCGAAATGACCAGGAAGATGGCCTGGTTGTAGCAAAAGACAATAAATGGTCATCCCCAAAACATGAAAGCTCATTATAGGCCAAAAATTCCCTTGCAGACAGGCCTGTGAGTTTCTTCCAAGCCATTAAATAAAGTGTCACTAAGGCCACTGAATTATCCATTGAGGTGGAGGAGTGCCCTGTTGTAAGGCCTGTTCCTTTCCGATAGATATTTCCAGTGGATGTCATGCCCAACATTTGGCCATAGACTTGATCATAATTGATGTCAATGAGGTCAGCAATTTGGGCTCTGTCCTTATGGAATTCATAACCCTTTTTGCGAACCTCTTTAATGACATCAATAATGATAGTCTGCAGTGACGAGTCAAATGCGGTGAAG